ATCTCACGCCTCCTTCTTTGTCGGCTTGAACAAGTCTGCAAAAGATTCAGAAAACGAAAAGTCATCTCCCGGTACGATCATCGCGTCATCTACCCATATCGCAGATGCACCCGACTCGTCGTAAACCTCGTCAAGACTCATCATCTGTGACACCCGACTCACTATCTCGTCTGCTTTGAATCCATCGGGACTATCTACATCATCAAACTCAAACATCACCATCACTTGCAATTTCTTAGCCATCTTCATGTCCTCGCGTACTTGTTTAGTTGTTTCAACATCTCTTTGTCACGCACGACACCATACGCACCCTTGTGCGCTGTGATCGTCACGCACCACTTCACTTTCTTCGCATCTGCCTCGCCACAACGTAGGCAGGTAATGAATCCCACCTCGACGCGCTTGGCTGCGACCTCTTCTGTTCGACACGCTACGCACCACATAGTTGCGCTACCTCCATGCCATTACCTAATGGCATTACTCTCTGAAAAACTTGGCGGTCATGGCCGTCATGCCTACGACACCTGCCGTAAACGCAATCAGGTATAACCAATTACCACCCGGTATAAGTTCGACTAGGGCAACCGTGATTAAGTTCACGCAGCACCCAAACAACACCAACTCTGAAAACTTCTTAACCCTTGCCTCGCGGCGACGGCGACCTGTGCTAGGCCATTTGTAGTCTTTACGAATCACTTGCTACCTCCATGCCATTACCTAATGGCATTTGCTTTGAATAAACACTCACGCAGGGTTGGGGTTGCCAACCCTGCTAGGCTGCTCACTCGTTGTTATTACGGCTTGCTGCTCTTGTAGGCAGATACTCGGGCGCGGGGAAACCCGCTCATGCCCTTAACGCTGCCGGGTGTATGTTGCCCACCCGTACCGGCTACGGACTGCTTGGCCTAGAACAACCTAGATGATCAGACTTGGCGCGGATAAGGTTTGATTCCCTAGCCGCAATCCCGTGAGTCCTCTTTTACGATCACCTTTGCTGCCCGACTTGTCGCCGTGCAATCCTGACGCGCACTGGTTGCGCGTAACCGTCGCCCTTGATATGGGGACACCGGGACTTGCCATGTCCCGTCGAACCTCTTCCAGTTCGCCTTCTGCTGCTACCGGCTTTCGGCTTGCAGCGTCGCTACAGATGTAACCTTTAAGACCGTCACCGTTCGGTGGAGTTCCCGATATGCCATTAGGTAATGGCATTTGCCGGTCATGCTCTGCGAACGATGGACGAGGCCATCCGTATATGAATTAGACCGCCCAAAACGGAGTAAGTTCCCCAATCCGTAAAGATTTTCTGGAAGAACTTTGCCATTAGGTAATGGCGTTTCGGGGTGATGTTCGAGAGATGGTATTTGGCTAATACCATTTTTTACTACGCTGACACTCTCGGGTTCGTTTTTATTTTTCAGGTGGTATCGGCGTAGTGGGAAAAAATAAATTTGAGTTCTACTTGGGGGTGAAATGTGGATAAGTTTGTTCCAATGTTCCATTTGTTCCAAGTTTCTGGATTTGTATTATGCTACAGAATTCGGTTTTCGGGGTGGGAGTGGGGTAAGTGTAAGTGCTTGATTTTGTAGAGAAGAAGAAGAAGAAGTAATAATAATAATATATAAAAGAGAAGAAGAAGAAGGGGATTTGTTCCAATGTTCCACGATTTAGAGGGGCGAGGGGTTTTGGGCATTGTGAGTGGGAAAATTTTTTCACTGCGTGTCCCCCATCCCGACTTGCCAATCCCGCTATATTTTCTTGGAACATTGGAACATTGGAACAAAACGTCGTTTTCTTCAACAAAATCATACACTTATCTTGTTCCAACGAATTTTTATCTTGGAACAAACGGAACAGACCGCGTGGAACAAGGTCAAACGTGGCCTTGCGCAGATTGGTGCGGCGTAGAACAAAATCTTCTGTAGGAACTGGCTTCACCATAACTGGCTTCACACAGACGGAACTGGTCTCGCACCGCGAGACCGAGAGGGGCGCGGTCGCAGGGTCGCCGTGGCCGGGGCGTGGCGTGGCGCGGAAACGACAAAACCCCGCCCGGCGTGAGCCGGGCAGGGTGGCAGGGTTGGCCTAGTCGCGTGGCCTTACTTGGGTTGCCGCTTGATCACCTCGCGGAAAAAGTTATCAACCAGGGTTTTGCCGGGGTTGGTTGCCAACCACGCATCGACGGCCGCAAGGAGCGCAGTCGCGTCAAGTACCGGCGGGGTCTCCACCTCACTCGATCCTGCACCCGCACCCGCTGTGGCCGTGGCCGTGGCCGTCGCACCGTGAACATCGGGAATGCAATCGGTAACGGACTGCTTGACCCCGGTATCGATATATTTCTGGATGCCGCGCCGAATCACCTTATCCGCATCGGGCATGGCCTTAACATCCTTGCGGAGAGCCGTGAACACCTTGCGCGCGTGATCATGGTCTACGGACTTACCCGCGATAATGCGGGGAGCCTTAAAGAATGCGTCGGTATAGATATCCTTGGCATCCTTGACGATATCAGCCCACAACGGCGACCCGGTAACGGCCGCGATACTTTCAGCCGATGGTTCAGCGGGGAAGAGGCCGCGCACCGTCGCGCGGAGTTCCGCACGGATAGTGTCGGTTGTGACCGTGTTATCGGCCACGCGCTTGAGGAGGCCACGCACCGTGGCGCGGATCTCCTCGTTCTGTACGATGGTTCGACCCAGTTCCATTTCCGTCTCCTTTCAAAGTCCCGCGATATTGCGGGGTCTATAGATAAGACCGCCGAAACGGGGTCGAGTTCCGCATCATCCAAACTTTTTTTGACCTGACGCCATTACCTAATGGCATTTCGCCCGGCCGCACCGTGGTCAAAACCGGCAGGACTCGACCCCACCCCCACCCGACCCCCCGCGCCAGCGTTGGGACTCCTACAATCCTATACACACTAAAACTTGCACAAATTACCACCCACTTTTCAAAACTCGGTTTTTATAACACCCCCCCGGTTGTCTTTTTGGTACCATGCGTTTTATTTTCTGCTATATAGTCTCTATCCGGGGTTCGCCCCCCGCCTAAACAGTATTGGGTTCATGCAAGACCTTCTCATTCCTGAGATCGACGAAAACATACCGCTCCCGGCTAACGCGGCCGATGCTCTGCCGGACCTCACTCCCGAGGCCGAAATTGAGATGCGGGCGAGGACAATTAAGCTCATATCCGATTTAACTGGGACGCCACTGTGCCCGGACGAGAACGACATTAGCGTGGCTAAAGAAATTGCTACCCAGCACCTCGCTAATCCCAAGACCCGCATTGACTACAGTAAATATCCAAATGAAACGATGGCTTATCTCGCGGGCCTCGTAGCGCAAAGCAACTGCGCGTTAGTCGATGATTTGGCTGAATTGAAGCTGTATGTCGTGAATAAGCTGGTCTACGAAGTAGAACACGCCGATAGCAGCAAGACTCGCATTCAAGCCTTATCAAAATTGGGCGAAGTAGATGGCGTTGATGCCTTTAAGAAGCGCAGCGAAACGACGCATATCATCAAACCGATTGAAGAAGTGGAGAAAGAACTTCTATCGGTGCTAGAGGGCATCGAATATCGCGTGGTAGATGAGGGTAATAGCCGTGAAGTTGGCTAGGCAGTCCACGATAGATGAGCGTCTGTCGCATTGCACCGACTGCGAAAACAACAAAATGGGAATTTGTAAGAAATGTGGGTGCATCATTCAGGGCAAAGTCCGGTTTCCAAACCAAAAATGTCCGATTGGGCTGTGGGGCCGCGAGTCTCAGGGAATTAAAGACCTCATAAACGACTAAAAATCGTGCAATTAACCCCACAAAATCTGCAAAAACTAAAGTTGGCCCTGCCAACCATGCCCGATAAAGAGAAACGGCGTGTCGCAGAGCTATTAAAGACGTATCAAAGCCAACTAACGCAGGCAAAGGGGAAGGATTCTTTTCTCGATTTCATTAATCACGTGTACCCCGGCTATAAAGTTGGGCCGCATCACCGCAAATTAGCGAAGATTTTTGAAGATATTGCCGAAGGCAAGAAGAAACGGGTGATCGTGAATATCGCCCCGCGTCACGGCAAGTCGGAGATGATCAGTTACCTCGCTCCGGCGTGGTTTCTAGGCAAATTTCCGCATAAAAAAGTGATTATGGCCTCACACACCGCAGATTTGGCGGTGAACTTCGGTCGCAGAGTTAGAAACCTCGTAGGCTCGGAGCTTTACCGTGACATCTTCTCCAACGTCGAGCTTCAAGCAGATAGTAAGAGTGCTTCTCGTTGGGGTACGAACTTTAATGGCGAGTATTTTGCTATTGGCGTTGGTGGTGCCTTGGCTGGTCGGGGTGCTGATCTATTCATTATTGATGATCCTCATTCTGAACAAGACGCCAAGCAAGGCCGATCTGATGTATTTGATCCCGCTTGGGAATGGTTTCAATCAGGACCGGTCCAGCGACTAATGCCGGGTGGCGCGATCATCGTGGTGATGACGCGGTGGAGTAAGCAGGACCTGACCGGCAAGATTGTCGAGCACATGACCAAGGAAGACGGGGCGGATGAGTGGGAGTTGGTCGAGTTCCCTGCCATCCTGAACGATAAACCGCTCTGGCCTGAGTTCTGGACGATTGAGGAGTTGCTGGCAAAGAAAGCCAGCATGGACATCCGGTACTGGCAAGCCCAGTACATGCAGGAGCCGACATCCGAAGAGGGTGCGCTCATCAAACGAGAGTGGTGGCAGGTTTGGGATAGAGATAATCCCCCGTCTTGCGAACACATCATTATGTCGCTTGACGCTGCCCAAGAGAAAACGAACCGGTCGGACTTTAATGCCTTATTAACGTGGGGGGTTTTCAAAAATGAGGAAACCCAGAATTACAACATTATCTTGTTGAACGCGATTAAGGAGCGGCTGGAGTTCCCGGAGCTAAAAGCGCTTGTCCTTGAGCAGTACAAAGAGTGGAACCCGGACACCTTTATCGTGGAAAAGAAATCCAACGGTGCGGCGCTGTATCAGGAGATGCGGCGCATGGGTGTCCCGATATCGGAATTTACCCCCGGTAAGGGGCAGGACAAGATTAGCCGGGTTAACTCGGTGACGGACTTATTTTCGGCGGGTATAGTCTGGGTGCCTGACCGCAGGTGGGCGTATGAGGTAGTCGAGGAGTGCAATGACTTCCCTGCCGGTACCCACGATGACTTGGTGGACGCCACCACATTAGCCCTTCTTCGTTTTAGGCAAGGCGGCTTTATTAGGCTCCCTACGGATGAGCCAGAACCAACGAAATGGTTCAAGAGCCACAGACGCGAGTCGTATTACTAGGAGAACTTAAATGGCCGTTGATAAAAGTTTGATGGAGGCTCCCCAAGGGATCGCGATACTCGCGGCTGAGATGGAGCCGATTGACATCATCGTTGAGACTGAAGAGGACGATGCTGTTGTTGAGTTGATGAAGGACGAGTCACGCTCGGAAGGGTTTGATGACAACCTCGCGGAGTACATGAGCGAGAGCGACCTTCAGACTATGGCCTCCGAGTTAATCGGACAGTACGAACAGGACATCTCCAGTCGCAAGGATTGGCTCGATACCTACGTCAAAGGTTTGAAGATTTTAGGCATTCGGTACGAAGAGCGTACTGAGCCGTGGCCGGGTGCGTGTGGTGTGTTTCACCCGCTCCTCATGGAGAGTGCGGTCAAGTTTCAGTCTGAGACGATCATGGAGACCTTCCCTGCAATGGGGCCGGTCAAGACCAAGATCATCGGCAAGGAGACCCCGGAGAAGAAGGACTCGGCTATTCGTGTCGCTGATGACATGAACTACCAGCTTACCGAGGTGATGAAGGAGTATCGGCCTGAGCACGAGCGCATGTTGCTCAGCATGGCCTTGGCGGGTAATGCCTTTAAGAAGGTGTACTTCGATCCGTCGATGAATCGTCAGACGGCGGTGTATATCCCGGCGGAAGACATCATTGTTCCGTACGGTGCGTCTAACTTAGAGACGGCAGAACGTGTTACGCATCGGATGCGTAAGACGAAGAACGAGTTAGCCAAACTTCAATACGCTGGGTTCTATCGTGACGTTGATCTCGGTGAGCCGATGCGCGTCATGGACGAGGTGGAGAAACAGAAGGCTGAAGATCAAGGCTTCAGTGCAAGCATGGACGACCGGTTCCAGTTGCTTGAGATGCACGTGAACATTGATCTGCCGGGCTACCCGGATGTGGATGATGAGAACCACGAGACCGGGATTGCTCTTCCCTACGTGGTGACGATTGAGAAGGGAACGGGAACAGTTCTAGCAATTCGCAGGAACTGGAGAGAAGACGATGAACTCAAAGCCAAGCGACAGCACTTTGTCCACTACGGATATATCCCCGGATTTGGATTTTACTACTTCGGACTTATTCACCTTATCGGGGGACACAGTAAAGCTGCAACGTCCCTCCTTCGCCAACTTGTCGATGCGGGAACCCTCAGTAATCTCCCCGGAGGACTCAAATCTAGAGGACTACGAATTAAGGGAGACGATACTCCAATCGCTCCGGGTGAGTGGCGAGACGTAGATATCCCAAGCGGTGCGGTACGCGACAACATCCTGCCGTTGCCGTACAAGGAGCCAAGCCAAGTTCTTTCTTTGATGCTTGATAAGATCGTTGAAGAAGGACGCCGTTTCGCTGCGGTGTCGGACCTCAAGATCAGCGATATGTCGAACCAAGCGCCGGTCGGTACCACACTAGCCATCCTAGAGCGCGTTCTCAAAGTGATGTCGGCAGTGCAGGCTCGCGTGTACTACGCGATGAAGCAGGAGTTCAAACTGCTTGCAGCCATCATCCGAGACAACACTCCGGAAGAGTATTCGTATGAACCGGAAGTGGGCAATCGCAAAGCGAAGAAAGCTGACTACGACGATGTAGATGTCATCCCGGTATCTGATCCGAACGCGGCAACGATGTCGCAGAAGGTGGTTCAGTATCAGGCTGTAATGCAGTTAGCGCAGCAGTCGCCGCAGTTGTATGACTTACCGTATTTGCACCGCCAGATGATTGAGGTGCTAGGCATTCGCAATGCTGACAAGATTGTGCCGCTGCCGGATGATCAGAAGCCACGCGATCCGGTCACGGAGAACATGGACGCTATCATGGGCAAACCGCTCAAGGCGTTTATGTATCAAGACCACGAGGCGCATATCCGCGTCCACATGTCGCTTGGTCAAGACCCGAAGATTGCCGCGATGATTGGACAGAATCCGCAAGCGCAACAGATTACGTCGTCTCTTCAGGCGCACATCATGGAGCACGTAGGCTTTCAGTATCGCCGTGATATTGAGAAGCAGCTTGGCGTGGCTCTGCCGCCTCTGCCGCAGGACGACAACGAGGAGTACGACCTCAGTCCAGAGATGGAGGTACAGGTCGCGCAGGTCAGCGCCATTGCAGCGGAACGTCTGCTCCAGAAGGATGTGGCCGAGATGCAAGCTCAGCAGAACGCTCAGCAAGCACAAGACCCGCTTGTTCAGATGCAGATGATGGACCTCCAGATCAAGCAGATGGAGGCTCAGACCAAGCAGATGAAGGCGCAGATGGAGGCTCAAGCAAAAGCAGAAGAGCTTCGCCTCAAAGAGCAGCAGAACATCATCACTGCTTCGGCCAAAGAAGACGAGTTGCGACTGCGAGAGGCGGAAATCTCTGGGCGTCAGCAGCTTGAAGCAGCACGCCTCGGTGCGGATATCGAGAAGCACAAGGCGCAGGAAACAAACCGACAGCAACTTGAAGGCACGAAACTCGGCGTTGAGATTGCGAAAGCAAAAGACGCTGCATCACAACGGCAAACACCGCCGCCTAGAAAGGAGTAATTAATGTCCTATTCAAACGCTCTGGAGTATTTGGAATCAAAACTCAAAGAAGAGCGCGTACTAATTGTAGAAACCCTGACCCAAGGCAAATTGGATGAGGGTGAATACAAACGTCTGTGTGGGGCGCTACAGGGTCTCGACCTAGCACGGAATCACATCAAAGACCTTGCACAACGCTTGGAGCGTGACGATGAGTAACATTGATATTGAGAAGACGCAGGAAGAGGCTGCTAAAGCCAAACTACTGCCCGAACCCCGAGGCTACCGAATCCTCTGCGCCGTGCCGCACGTGGAAGAAGAGTTTGAAGGGGGCATCGTAAAAGCCGAGGACACCCGCCGAGTTGAGGAGCAGACCACTGTGGTTCTGTTTGTCATCAAGATGGGAGACCTTTGCTATGCGGATAAGGACCGGTTCCCCACCGGCCCGTGGTGTAAGGAAGGTGATTTTGTCCTTACCCGTCCGTATTCGGGTACTCGCGTGGTCATCCACGGCAG